CGCCACGAGACCGAAGAAACCCTACATCCATTCATGCTAAAGCGTCAACCAACCGCGTGAGGGGTTTTATATAAAAGACTCACCCAGACGCGGCGTGCGCAAGAGCCAAACTCCGCCAAAGCCTCCGTTTACATTTTTCAAGATTCGGTAGGCTTGAACGAGTATGAAGGAAACAACGTAGGCACCAGCGATTAACGCCGGAGAACAGAACGAGAACGAGAACGAGAACGAGAACCGCGAGGAGTGACCACAGCCACACGACGACCAGGCTTCTTCTTCCGAAGGGTCTTGCGCATCGCAGTTTGAACGGTGGAAGATCCCATGGGAGCAGGTTGCGACGTAGTCGTGACCACTTGCCGGTCCGACAGAGCCTCAGGGGCTCCAAGTGCCTTGTCCAAAACAGGCACCAACGCCGAACCAATTCCACGGACCACCGGCCAGATGCGAGAGGCAGCAGACCCAATAGCCGAAAGAATCGTGCCGAAAGAGTTGAAAGAAGACGGATAAACCGTCCGCATCTCCTCGGCAACCGCCTGGTAGAAGGATAGCGCGTTAGGAGAAAACCTAACCGGCTTCTGCGTAAACTGTAAAACGGGGGAATCCAAACGAGGAATCACTTCCAAGCCTGATACCAGCTTAAAAGTGATCGACGCGGAATTAGCCAAACCCCGGAAAATCATGACAACGTGGTTGACGTTGTCATACCCAGAATCGATACACCACTGTGAATTCACCGGAATGTTCCCCTGCCACCCAGGTGAACCCAGGAGACCGCCGAAAGACGACGTGTCAGCTAGGTTAAAGGGGTATCTCCCACACATGGGGGAGGGGAAAGCTGTATCGGGGAAAAGAGGCCCCGCCCCGTAAGAAAACAGGTTGGGGTTAGCGATGATAGGATTCTGGAATATGACAGAGCCATATTTCTCAGCATTCGCAGAAACAAAGGGTTGAGAGGGACCACACAACCGTATGGGGACATAAGCTCCATCTTTGGCTGGCGTAACAACCGTGCGAGGGTCTGTCAACATCAGCCTATTCTCATCAAATGGGAAAACGAACTGGTTGAACTGATACGTCGTTGGTAAACCTGCCAGATTGACGGGCCAACGGGCATAGGACTTGTTTGTCACCGGACGATCGAAGGTTGACACGTAAAGTGTACCTTGGTCCGACAACGCAGAAGCTGTCATATAAGCAGTTATCGAGGAGTACTGATACCTCCACGCTAACGGCCTAGATGTCAGAGTAGCAACCGACCAGGCCTGGACTGCTGCAAGGGTGTTGACCATATTATAAGCTTGGGTATCAGAAGGCTGCATCAAACACACTCCTTGTGAAGACGCAGCAAAGTTCCCAGAGCTAAAATCGGTCGTACCAGAAGGTCCAGTAGCATAGATCAGCGCAACCCCATCCCCAGGAGGACGCCAAGCCAACAGATCCCAACTGCCTACGATGGCAGGGGGACAAGAAACAACGCAAGTGTCTCGGAACTCAGGTCGAAAGACAGATGCGGTAGACATGTCCGGTAGCCCCGGTGAGGAAGTGGCTCCGGCTGGGTGACACGCTTTGAGCACCCAGTCGAAAGCTGTTCGCTCCAACCCAACGGACTCCAGTCGCTTGCGGATATCAACCTCCAAAGCGGACATTCACACATACACGAGAGAGTTGGATAAACCACAGAATCTAACAACCGCTTAACGGTCGGTCGACAACATCAGCCAAGTCCACGGCCATGAAACTATCTAGTACTGGATGCGATAAGTAGAGTGGCTCAGGAGGTAGACTCCTGAGCCATCTCTCACAATCAAGCAAGGCTTCCTTAGAAACATGGTAGCGAAGGGCGAAGTGCTGTAACAACCGGCCGTCCCATTCAACGGAAGCGTCAGAATAACACCAACGCTTACCAGGAATCGACATGACCTCTCCATCAGAATCGAATTTGTGCAGGAAAATGCGGACAACTGGATAACCAGAGCAAGTCGGCAACAATCCTTTACACACACTCCGAAGGTACATGGTCTTCTTCTTCGCAGAAGGGGGATTCACAGTCCAGAACAGGCGCGCTACAAGGCGGCCAGGCTTCGGACCAAACGCGAACCCACCTAAAGCGGGAAACCACACACCGGAGATGAAGGAAACATCGAACGGGCTGGAAAACTTCCGAGCAACGGGGACGATTCCGAATTCACTCTCAACACGCATTAACTCATCCAGGGAAAAATCCGAGTAAACGGCCATGAGCAGGTCATCGCCAGCGACGATGATAGACGCACGTAGGCCTAGCCTCCAACACGCCGCGACTGCAATGGCGGCATTAACCAAGCCATTGCCCAAAGTCGTGTCGTTGTGGCCAGACTTAACGGTGCCTCGAACGGTATACTGCAAAAACCCTTCTCGAGTAACACCGCTACCACGAACGTCAACACAAGAACGAACAAAACCAGCAAAGTCAGGGTCAATACGCTCAAACAATGCTAGTTTTAGCTCGAAATGCGCCATCTGCATAGTCGAATCCCAGTTCTTCCCATCACGTTCATAAAACGAAACGCAGCCACGATCCACAACACGAGACATCCACGCACCAATGTCTTCTGAGTTCATACCACTAGCAAGAGTAACATCCACCCCAGCCCCAACATCAAGCATGTTAAAGACACGCGCGAACGCCTTTTGAGCGGCGTAAAACACGTATCCAAACAAACTCTGCGTAGCTAGGTTGGCATACATCTGTATGGCCCGAGGGCGGGTCGGAGGGGCATGACTACCCTCAAGCTTCACCATGTTTTTAACACGGCTGGCGAGAATGGGGTCAACTTCGACAGACCTGACGATCTGCTTACGTTTCCCCTCCGGCCATTTCAGCAACCACCCATCAAAGCCACCAAACTGGAAGTCCTCGTACCAACGACGGACTTCGGGCATGAACCCAAGAAAAGACAACAAAACGGGAGCAAACGAACCCACAAACGGGGGCTGCTTCACGCCATGGCGCGAACACATCGCGTTGTGCATGTTACAACCACACTTACGGCACACATAGTTCAGACGACAAGCCCAACCCAACAGGGTCGCCCCAACCGACGAGCTACTTAAACAAAAGCCACGACCTTTCTTCCGTATCTTGCAATGAGGACCAAGCTTCTTCTCGTCACCGTATCCGAAGCACACCGTGTCTCCAACAACGCTGGATAGACGGTGTGCTCCGGGCCCCGGATCAGAAAAGGCCAGGGTAACAAGGTGGCCAAACTCGTCGGTGGGGCAGGGGAGTCAAAAGACACGCTCAGGCTCGAGCGTGGCTTTTCCCCATACCCTATCAAAAACTGAACTCTCGCCCAAAGGATTCGGGATCACAGCCAACATCGTCGCGAAAACCAACGCGACCAGGGCGGCAATCCAATCCAATGTGCACTGGTACCACAAGAAAATAAGGACCAAGGCAACGGTCAGCAGATAAGGGAGTGGCAAAACAGCGTCGGCATCCTCGGAGACCTCCAGGTCCTGAGCTTTGACGCAAGCTCGACGAACCGGGGCCTCGTGAACGGCCTGAGCAATCAGAGTGCACAAAGTTTGCCGCTGCGCTTTGAATGCACCAAGCACTGCCTCTGACGCTACAGTAACTGACACTCCCTCCGTCCGCTGCACTGACGCAACCGCGGTGAGCAGCGATTTTGTTATCGCACTCGTAGTAGTGTCCACCGGAATGTGGATCACCGCTCTCTCCGCCGCTAGCTTCAGCTTGTCCGATCCAGGTTCGACTCCACTCGTACCCGGATCCGGAACTGTCGGAGCCATCCCAGGGGGACGAGGTCCCTCGGCTGGACAAACCGGGGTCGAAGCCTTCCCAGCCACGGCCACAGGTACTAATCCAGTCGAACGCCCCGCTACAGTCGCGACACCCGCAGGCACAGCAGACTTGGCCTCGGTCGCCGACGACACGGCCACCGCCGTCGGCGCACGAAAACCCCATGGGTGGGCAGCGAACCCCGTCACGTTGGTCACGTACATCTTGTAGACACGAGTGTGGCCCCCAAAAAGTCGCACCTCTTCACCAAACACGGAGAAACCACTCGAACAATGCCAGCGCTTATCCGCCAACAAATGTGAGATGTCCCGGTGAATGTAAGTGGTGCCACAAGGATGGATAGGAACGCAGCGAATATCGCCATTGGGGAGCCGATTCCAACGGAACTCCCCGGCGATCTCGCCTGAGTCGCCTTCGAAAACATGCGCGATGATGTAAACCAGATCACCTGGCCGAAGGCGAGCCCAATCCGCGTCCTCGAGGTAATACGCCGAATGGTTGCAGAGAAACGTACGTATCTGTGCCTGTAGCATCGGATCGCACTGACATTCTGACAACTTATGGCCACAACCTCGAACCCCATCCTTGGTCCAAACTTGCGCATCACAGGGTATGCCGGCCTTACACCGGCGCACGACATCATCAGGGGATAGCACTGGAAACATGTTAAACACGTTCCTGCCCTTACCCCTGAATATCGACCCTGACCCACCACCCACATCGATCATAGGCTGTTTCAACAAAGCCAAGCGGGACGCGGAGTCTGCAAAACACCACGCTTCCGCTTCAGCTCTCGCACTAGCCATCGATGGGTGCTGGTGGCCTTCCACCCCGGGGACGTCCTTCTTCAACATCGCCCGTTGAGCCTTACCTGGGCGCGGAGCCGCCCGGACAACCGGAGGGGCTACCACGTCGGCTCGATGAGGTGGGAGGTGCCGCACGCTTGGAACCTTCTTGGGCTTCGCAGCTGCGCTCTTCACGTCTGAAGGCGCTTTGGACACATCCACGCAGGGAGTGACAACACTCCCGACTTCAGAGCGAATACTCTTGCAAGAGACGCTGCCACCGCCAGACACTACTGACGGCGCCTTTGAGGCGTCTCGAAGCACGGAGAACTTCGAGCTCTGCACATACTGAGCAGGTTCCTCACCAGTCTGCCCACACCGAATGGCGGACTGGCTAACCTGCTCAGCACCGCCGTCTGCGGATTTATTGGGACTCGATAGAGTTCCAGACATGGATTCAAAGAAACCAAGGACAGATGATGGATAAA